TATATGGACTGCATCTGGTACCAATATAGAAGAACGATGGGCTAAAAAATACGGGTGGATACGCCCGTCTGAACTCCCAGAATACCAAGCTAAATACAAATATTTTCAAGAATTGCCATTACGGCGTCTAGACGATAGCGCCAAAATAGAATATGAAATGGCGCTTAAAAAAGCTAGAGTAGCTCGGGTTAGATGACTAACGATGAGTGTATGGCGTTTGCAGGGATTCTGATTGTAGCAATGGGTTTTATTATTGTTTACTTAATTACGCAAGAACCCTAAGCGCTTTATCTGTCTTTGCTAGGCGGTCGTCTAAACCAAGCGCGCCACCATTGATACGTTTGGTGATGGTGACTGCATCGCCTGCGTCTGCTAGGGCGTTTAAACCCTTCTTATTCCAAAACCACCCAGCACTTAAGACAGCATATTGTGGTTCCAGCAGTAAAGCAGGATTAGCAAGAAGATCAACACCAATACCCAATCCACAATGGTCATAGTTTTCCTTGCCGGTCAGTTGAATCAAACCTCTACCTAAGTATTTAGCCGCTTCTTCTTCGCTAGTATTACCTAAACGCCCGTTGTATACCTTGCCTGCAATCTTAGCGGGCTGACGGGCGTATTGATCAGCAATCTTTTTATTAGGAAAACGGCTAGGCCACGTTTTCATTAGCCCTTCAGCGCTATAGTTGAGGTTCTCTTGCAGGATCTTAAAGTTGCCTGACTCATGGGCGCATTGACCAATAAACGCTGCCTGGCGCGCAGGCGTAGAAATATCGTATTTAGCAAAGGTTTCTTCTAAAGGGGCAAGCCATTTGTGGTCTATCCCTAAAGCATCTAATTGGTCATACGTCATTCTTTTTTAGCCTTCATATCCATAATCTTTTCAAGGGTACGTCCGCCAAAGTAGAAAGACATAATGAGCATACCCCACTGCCCAAGCAGTTCTACATAGTTGTTGTTTACCTCAATATCCCAAGCGGACATCATGGCAAAGGTGGAATAAACAACCAATATAAATACTAGCGTGGCTGGGCGAATGTTTTTAGATAGCGTAGAGTCAGAAGCCATGTCAGCTTCTTGGCGTTTGGTAAGCTCCTGTTGTTCCGCAGTATCCGCTGCGATTCTAGCCAACTCGCCATTTTGCTGCATTTCTAACAGTTTTAACTTAGCCTGTTCTGCTTGTGCTGGATCAGGAAAAACCTTATCAAGTATCTTGCCGCCAATATTTAGTAATGCGTCTAATGGAAACATTATTTTCTTCCTTTTTCTCGTTCTTCAAGTAATTGCACTTTAACTTGTAATTGGTGAATATCTTTATAAATTTCTTCTTTCATTATGTGGCGTTTTTCAGCAGAAAGTGGAGAATCAGTTGGTACATTTTCCTTAGTAATTAAAGCTGGCATCTGACCTTCAATCTTAGTTAGTCGTGTAGAGAAGTCTGATACCTGACCAAGCAACCAGCCTAAGCAAACAACCACAATAGGAATAACCGCTTTTAAAAGGTCTTGCATATTCATATTTACTCCAAATAGCTATAAATGGTATATAAAATTATTACTATGGATGCTATCCATGTCCACATTAACAAATCGTCTTTCATCGCCATCTACCCCATGTACATTCGTATGCTATCCAACCCGCAAATATGTAACATAAAGCCATAACACTTTTCATTACCCGTCTGTCGTGTTGCTCTAGATACTTATCACGCCTAACTTCCCATTGCTTTCTTGCTTTAATACCTTGTATTTCTTCCCAAGCATGACTACCGTATTTCTTGGTAATTTGCTCTTGAATCTTTGCTTCTGACTGCCGTGCTATTAAAAGTCTTTGCCACTCATCAACCGCTTCAATAATTGTTGAAGTATCAGGATTAACTTGTCTAGCTTTTTTTCTAGAATCTGCTCTTTCTTTTGCTGCTTTATCCGCTACCTCTAATACCCCATCAATTGCTTTGCTAAGTTCTTGACTTGCCTTTACAGACTCATTAATGCTCTTGGTGACTTGTTTGACACCATCTGTTATTCCGAATGGGTCTGACATACATCATTTATCTGCTTTTTGCTCTAGCTTTTCATAAAGCTTGTCTAACAACATTTCAATGCGATCAAAACGTTCTTTAATTTCGTCTTTTTTGATGTAATTTGTTGGCAGGTTAATCTCAATCTGCTTTACATCATCCTTTAAATTTTGAACAGAATCCCAGATCTGGCGGGCAAACCAACCAAGGCTAGAAAGAGCAGCAGCACCGCCGAGGTTGATAATCATTTGCCAATCCATGTTTATCTCGCAAGTGCATTTTGGTTTTGTTGTGGGGGAGGTGCAAGCGCGTTAACTGGCATTTGAGGTACATCAGCAGAAACACCCATGAGTCCTTTTGAAATAACAGGGCTTTTAGCTACTTTATGAAACTTAGCCCAAGTGTCTGGATCGCTCATTGCTTTTAAGACTTTTACGCGATCTTCGCCTGGCAATAAACCCAACAATTCGTCAAAAGACTTAGCAGTTTCGCCTGCTTTAGCAATTTCACGAATAGTCTTTTCACCAACTTTAAGGCCTAAAGTGTCTAGCATTTTGTTAGCCGTTGTAGCAATGACGTTAAAGATGTTAGGCAAACGATAATTTGGCAATTCATCTTTAAGCAATTTAGTAGCCATTTGCTGACCAGAACTAACTTGTTCACCAACAGACTTTTGCGTAGCTAATTCATCAGCTACGCCGCGCACTGTTTTTAATTGCTCAGGTGTCAATACTTCGCTTAATGACTCATACCGAGGCGCGCCTTTACCACCAGCGCGTTTAAGCATAGCTTCTTCACCACGATTTAATACGTTTAAAAATGGCCCCATACGCTCGCCGCCGCCTGGTTTCTCTAACACAGACGCCATTTCTTTAAGCACTTGCGCTTGATTAACGGGCGCGGATAAATCAGAGAATACGGCTCTAGCTTCTTTATAACTAGGTACTTTAGATTCAAATACTTTGACATAGTCATCTAAAAGCGTACGTGCAGCCATTTGCGTATCGCGGCCAACACCTGTGGTGGTAGGGCCATAAGCAATATCAGATAACGCGCGTTTAATGTAATGCATAGATTCGCCAGTTAATTCTGTTAACTTGCTTTCTACAGGGATCATAACTGGTTTACCAAATTGGTCAAATTGACCTGGCATCTCCATCATTTTGCCTGCGGTTTTTTCACCCATAATAAATGGACGACCTTCCATCTTAGCGATGTTGGCCGCCGCAGCTAAGGTACCTTCAGGCATACGGGCTAATACAGCCGATACGTCTTTGTCAATTGGAACAATAGCGGTATCCGCGGCTTTGTATAAAGGCTTAGACGCATCTCTACGCGCAACAATAGCAGCGTCAAGATCAGGCGTAACGTCTTTAATTGTAGACATCCGCGCTGCTTCTTGTTGGGCCAATTTAGTATCTTTTGCAAGATTGCCTGTCCTAGCCGTTGTTTTTTCCAATACCGCTTGGGTACCTGGGGCAATAACTTTGCCTTGTGCAAGGGCTTGCTGCGCTGTTACGTCATCGCCTGCCTTGACTGCTTCTTGTAACGCATTACGCCCAGCAGCCACGTTCGCCGGTGTTTCAAATGATTTACGAGCGATCTTGGCTGCCAATTGTTTAGGCAACTGATTAATGTCAGCAACTTTACCTGCTAAATATGTACCAGCGTCTACTAGCTTATTAAGCGCTTTACCGGCAACTTGACCGCCCACTTCATACATGGCGCCTTCAGCAAGGTTACTTGCTGCACGGCCTGTGGCTTGACCAACGGTTTCTTTAGGAGCTAATCCAAGGGCTACGTCGGCTTTATTAAGCAATTCCTTAGCTGTGGTATATCCAAGGGCTGAGCCACCAACAACACCAACTGGGCCACCAGGAGCGCCAAGCACACTTCCACCAACGCCGCCAAGCATTTCCACAGTAGGGCCGCCTAACTGACGGGCTTTTACTAAAGTAGCGTATAGACTAGGATTAGTTTTAGCAAACGCGGGTAATTCAGCGCCGACGTTTTGACGCGCGTCTTGTTGTTCGCGCATTTGCCCACCAACTAGGGGAACGTCAGGTTGTATAACAGTGCCTTTAGAATCTGTTTTTACAGTAGGCGCCTCATCAGTCAACCATTTGTTATCAACTAAATAGGCTTTAACGCCTTCTTTGTTGGTAGCTGACTGCGCAATGGGTTTCCAAGCATCGCCAATTAAAGCAAGGCGTTCACCCGTTTCAGGATTTGTAGCAGTTTGCAAAGCCATATTTAATCCTTAATCAGGTTTAAAGCCAGCAGGCAATGCAGGAGCGCTTGCGCCAATTCCTTCATTTGCCATTGCTTCATTAACAAACTGACCTTTACGAGATTTCATTAAGCGCACAACCGTTTTGGCCGCAGCACGTCTAATAGCTACAGGTAAAGATTCGTTAGCTAATTGACCAGCAGCTTCTTTGTATGACGCCGTATCTTTGTCAGATTGAGGGCCTTCAAAGCGCGGTACCATTTTAAGACCTAAGTCTGCAATTGGTTTTAATTCAGCAGCGGCGACAGCACCTTCGGTAGCATAACCAATAAAGTTACCCGCAGCATCACGCAGTTTACCTGCGCCGCTAGCAGTAGACTTTTCAAGCTTACCACCGGGTTTAATAGCGTTTTCAATCTCAGTAATAGCCAAATCAAGATCTTTGCCCATTTGTTTTTGCAGTGCAGCAGTTTTTTCGTATGTAGCACTTTGTTTACCAACTTGGCCAGGCGTACCAATAACTTGACCCTGACGGTTAAAGTGGGTGACATTACCTTTAGAATCAACTTGGGTACTAGCCACAACATCTGGGCCATACAATAATTTTTGATTTTCAAGCGCTCTAGCGTTTGTAAGATTTTGACCACGAATAGCTGTAGCATTAGACTGTTGTTGCTCTGCACTAACTGTATTTTTTTCGTAAATTTTTTCGGCTCTAGCTAAATTTTGTGTAACATACGCCACACGTTGATCAGGTGGAATAGAGGTAAATGTTTGTACGCTGCGTTGCGCTTGTTCTGGGCTAATTAAACCGTCACGTACACCTTCTTGTATATGGGCGATATAGTTTTCATTTGACGTATTTTGAAGAAGATCTCTACTGCGCTCACGCATAATATCCATGCCTTTTGCGGTAAGTTCAAAGCCAAGTTTTTTACCTTCAAGTCGTGATTTACCTAGTTCCATACGATTTTTTTCAAAAGCCATACCTTTTGCAGGTGAAATCTCGTACATTTTGCGGATAGTTTCAGGCGAATTAAGATCGCTACCAGAGCTAATAATTTGACGTAACGCGTTTTCTTCTTGCATACCCCGTTGCATTTCGCCAATTTTCATGGCGTCGCCCATCATTGCCAACTGATTCATACCAGTTTCAATCTGCGGATTTTTAGTTTGAAGGGGGATATTTGGATCGATTGGCATATTTATTCCTTAAGTATTAGTTGGGCCAATAAAATTACTAGAACCTTCCGTTCCTGAGCCATATCCACCATAATAATTATATGCAGGTGTCTGCGGTTGCGTTTGTGGTGCAAATCTATTTAACATATTGTTGTAGTTGTACTGGCTAACGCCTTGACCTACAGCGTTTGCATACGCATTAGCAGACCCAACTTGACCTGCTGCGCTAGCATTAGCGGCGCCTGTCATTAAGTTGGCAGTGTTGGTTGCGCCAGCGCCGATGTTAGCGGCTTGCCCAGCAGCAGCAGCCTGACCTTGACCTGACAAGAACTTCAACGGATCAAGTAAATTAGCGCGGTTTATCTGATAGCGGTTAAACGCGTTGGTGTACTCTTGCGATCCCATCTCTTGACCGTAGCCTGTAGCGGCTCTTAGGGCGTTGCCAGAGATCAAACCACCTCTAGCCGCAGCCGTTGCGTTGAGCGCTTTCATGCCTTCTCTAAGCCTAAACGCATAGCCTGGATCCATTGTGGACGCCGTAGCAGGGTTAAATTCTTCAGTTAATCTGCCGCCAGGCTGACTCATTTGGGATAGTTGGTTTAAGGCAGTAGTACCCGCAACCCGATAAGGCTCCGAAAGCTCTACCTGTTGTTGTGTGGCGGCGGCTTGTTGATCCGCAGCGTACCGCGCGGCTTCAGATTGCGTACGCGCCGCGCTTTTAGCTGCTTGTGAGCTTAAGTAAGCACCTCCAACAACTGCTGCTGCTATTACGCCTGCCATATTAATTCTCCTTATTGCTAAAGCCAAACCCGTCGCCTAACAGCATTTTAACGCTATTAGTTAACTGTTCGGTATCATTTTGCTTGTTTTTAAGCTCTTTAACTCTGTTCGACATTAAGCCACATTCAGGAACGACATACAATTGTTCTTCGATTGCCTGTATATCTATGCAATCGTCAGGATTATCGTAATAGTCTACCCAAATCACTTCTTCGTCAAATACACGGCCTACTCGTTTTACACCCGCAGGCGCATCAAATTCAAGCGGCGCCGTTAATACTTTAATTTCATTGTCAATATTTACGGCAATTGTACCTTTTTCAAGCTTAACTTTGTACGGCGTCTTATGCTCAGCGCCAACAATGACTGACCAAGGCGGGGCAATCATGGTGCGGATGTACTTGCCTGGTTCAAAGTCATGCAAAAACTTTACATCGGCTTGAGGCATTTGTAGCAACGCGTCTTGCAACTTTTCAACTTTTTCACGCAAAGGCACTACCGGCAGGAAATTAAACCCTTTGCCATAAGTGACGTTGACTGTATGTTGCATTAGCTTGAGATCTCACGGCCGTTAGACCGAATAGTGATGGAGGTAGCAGCGCTAGCGATGGTGGATATAAAGCCACCAGGTTCTAACGCTTGCCCAACGATCTCAGGAAAAGCATACGTTTCGCCTGCGGACAAGCTCTTAGCCTTAATGATTAAGTTGTTATTGCCTGCCGTACCCGCTACCGTAACGAGGTTTATGCTAAGCGTGGCGCTAGACGCGCTATAGTTAGTAGCCGTAAATTTGTCAATAATAGTCGTGATGTTATTGCCCGCAGTGTATTGCGTGGTCTGAGCATTTTCAGCAATCTTGGCGGGGATCAGAACCTTGACGTAGACGGTCATTGCTTACTCGTACAAGACGTTGATTGAACCAGCGTCAAAGGTGTCTGTTCCACCAACTGTAGTAATGCGAACGCGGTCTAATGTGCCACCTAAAGCAATAGAACCACCTGAAGGGTTTGCAGTATCTTGTGTTGAACTCATTAAAATACCGCTTTCAACCCATGTATTTCCTGTCAATAAAGTAAGCACTACAGACCCAAATTGAAGGCTTGCGGCTGTTGCGGAATTATATATATTAAAACCAGTAGAGTTATAACTAGCAGAAGCAGTATGGGAAACGCCACCTAAATAACCTGATGTTGTAAAAGTGGTAGAACCAAGCTGAATCATGTAATTGCTTGTTCCATTAGTAGAAACACCGTTAAACATTACAGTAATACGCTTTGCCCAACTAGGTATGCTAGTAAAGTCAATACTTGTTCCGCTTGTGGAAGCCTGTGCGGTCATTGCAGTAAGGGTTGCACCGCCAGTAATACCGCCACTAGCCATTTGTTGCATTGTTCCACTACCACTAATAGTAATAGCCATGATTACACCTCAATGGCTCGTAAGCCTTCTAAAGTTGTAGCCGCATCAGCTAAAGTTGTAATGTCACGCAGTCTTTTCTTTTCAGCCACGATAGCTGTTGTAGAGGTGTTAGCTTCTTGCGCTCTTTGGAACGCTACATCTTGTGCGGCTAAGAGTGGCTCACGTTCTGCTCGTAAACGCTTCTTAGTGATGTTTTTAGCTTTAGCTAGGCTAACAGTAACTACTCCGTCAGCTAATTCCCAAGCATCAAAGAAGTCATTGTCTGTTGGTAGGTCAGAAGTGTTGACAATTAAAGAACCAACAGGGGTATCTTTAGCTTGTACGGCTTCAATTGAGATTTCGCCAGTAGGGATGCAAACAGATACACCGCCATTGTCGTTAGTAAAAATAATTGCTTGTGTCATGATTTTTCCTTTATGAACTTTGTACCGAAACGCATACATATTTTGGGTTGTATCTATTATTTGTCCAATCAGAAACATAAAATCTAAACGCTGAAGTAGTTGGTGCTTGTTCTATTGTTCCAGCATAGTTAGAAAACAAATTTATATTTCCCATATTTTGACTAGCATAATTAGGGCTTACACTTGCTGTAACTGCGTAATTTATATTAGACATTGCCGTTGTAAAGTTTACGGTGTAATCGCCTGTAGTATTTACTGTAATAGAACTTACATTAAAACTTCCGTTAATAGTTCCAGTAGAACCAACAAATTGAATCCATGCTCTTGCAGAACCTTTAATACAGTTAGTAGTCGAAGTGCTATTAGTCCCATCCGTTAAGGTTGTGCCTTGAAGCGTTGATGTTATTAGTGTGCCAGCCATGATTTATCCTTATGAAGCAAAACAAACTACACCGTAATAAGTAGGATCTACTCTAGTTCCGCTATCGTTTTCTGCTAATACTCTTAAAGTTGTTGTTGTAAAAGAATTTGCATAAGTTGCGTTGCCACGAACAGTTGTATTTAAAGAACCATTACCATCAGAATCACGCATACCCATTGCAACTGGAGTGTAATTTACATCAGAAAAAGCAGTTGTAAAGTTTACGGTGTAATCGCCTGCACCGTTCCGCGTAACAGAACTTACATTAAATGAAGAACGCGTTGTTCCACTTGAGCCGATAAAATTTACCCATGCTTTAGCAATACCAGTCATGCCGTTTTGTGTGGCAAGAATTCCGCTAGCCGCGTTTAAAGTAGATACACCGCTTATTGTAGTTACACCGCTTATTGTCGTAACATTTAAAGTACCAGCCATAATATTTTCCCTTAGACGATTACCCAATATGAACCAGTTGGGATAGATACAGATACGCCCGTATCGATTGTGATTGGCCCAGCGCTCACAGCATTACGACCCGTAGTGATTGTATAGTCAGCAGTTACAGTCTGTTCATTTTCAAAGAAAATCTGATTAGTGCCACCGCCTGTAGCCCCACCACCAATATCTGACCATAAATGTGCTACATAAGTACCTACAACCGTAGCATTACCGCCTGGGTTTGACGCCATAGTGTAGCTAAACGAAGTGCTATTAATGTAAGTAATGTTGTACGAACCGTTATATGCAGCAGGCGTTGCGCCTGTAACAGTAATGTAAGCACCCGTAGATAATCCATGAGTGCTAGCTGTAGTCAAAATGGCGGTCACCGTGCCAGACAATTGAAGCGTAGAAATAGTCTGACCGGCTACAGTGGTGTTACCCTCATACTGGTCAGTTGTGCTGTTGTAGCGGATCATGCCATCTACAGGGGTTGTAGAGCGATTAGCCGTAGGCCCAGCCGGAATCTGCATCTGCGTGACACCATTAAAAGTAACAGTGCCAGTTGCAGTCAAATCGGTAAATACGGCAGTTCCTGGGTCAATATTGCCAATGGTAACGCCGTTAAGAGTACCACCAGTAATGATGACGTTGCTAAAGTTAATACCTAAATTAATGTTGTCTACAGTCCAAATTAAAGCGTCTGTGCTGTCTTTTAATATAAATTTATACGCATTAGCAGGTAAAAGCCAAAGATTACACTCGCCCCTAGAATCCAAAATAATGGGGTTAGTGTTACTAACGGTGCCAGTAGAATCTTGATAGGTAGCTAATGGAGTAGAGGTACCCGCAGCATACGTATAAACTTTACCCCCTACTAATGGTACGCCAGCAGCAGTAAAAAACTGTTGTTTGGGGGATGGGGTCAAAAATGTTGTCATAAATTACCTCGTAGCTTTCGCGCTAGTGTATCAGAAGGGTAGGTATAAAAAAGCATATTTAGTCAGTAGATGGCGGGTTAAGTTGCAAATCTAGCAAAGTAATAGCATTTCCACCTGCCCCTGTTAATGTGTATATATTAAAGAAAAAACGATACCATTCATTAGAAATTAATCCTGTATCAGGATCTACTAAAGGAACCCGCGGCGCGGGGATCGTAGTTAAAGTATTAGGCATTTGTACCATTCAGTATTAATTCGGCGCCCATAATTACTATTTTATTTGGGTCTGTGCCTGAAATTTCATACACGCGGTCACGAAGTTTAACGGTCATGCCAAGGCGGCGCCAAATAGCACGTTGATAATAAGCGCCTATTTTGCCTACAGAAACCCAATGTTCATTTGACCAAGTATGACCACCGTCATCTGACCAACGAAGCATTACTTGTGGATCCGTAGCTTGCCCTGTGTCTGTACCAACGCCTGATTCGCAGTCAAGCTGTAATGAATGTTGTGCGGTACGTTTTAGGTTATTAGTGCCTGTAGGAAGCGCTCTCCATGAACGAACCCATTTTTGCACTGCACCATTGTCGTCATAAACATCTAAATCAAAAGCATAAATGTTGCCGTTTAAGTAGTCGCCAACAATAGTTTGGCTTTGGTAGTTCATCTGACAGTTTGAACGATGGCGGGTAAAAAAGCCGTTTTCAAAGCCTGCACGTTCATGCCATGCGCTTGTAGCTACATCAAACACCCAAGTCTTATTAACGGTTGGGAATATCAAGACATAAAACGCATGACCTTCTTGCTGGTACGTGTAGGCAAGGGCGTTAGATACATCGCCATAGCTTTGAATGGCGTACTCAACGGCGTGGGTAGATACGCGTTTACCCCGATAACCTTCGCCACGATAGACAATACCGTAACCACGGGGGTCATTGCCAAGCCAAAACAGCGTGTTATCGAGTTTAGCTACCGAGTAAGGGGCTAAGCACCCTAACTCGTTAAAAGCGCCTTGGATGCGCGCAAAAGGGAAGTTGGCGGTACCTGCGTTGTACCATACCTCAACAGTATCGGTACCAAACACCCAAAGCTCGCGTTGATCTACGTTAATAGCTTGAACTAAGTCGGGCGATCCTTCAGCGCTAGCAAACGCTAAAGGCTCAATGATAGTGCCATCAAATATCTCAGTAACCCACAGTTTTTGGCTGTTTGGCTCGTTAAACACAAAATAGCCGTCTAAATAACCTACAGTTACTGCGCCAGGGAAGTCTGGGTCAGTAATCTGTACAAACGTATTGGCAACTTCATCGTAGATAAAGCCATCAGGGTTACAAGCAAAAAAAAGTTGAGTGCCATTATCGGCAATAGATACGGGGCCTGAGCCTGTTACATTACCTAACTTTGCTGCCTGATAACTAGCATCAATTTTAAAAACTTCATTGCCTGATACAACATAAGCATCTGCGCCGTTAGTCTGATGCGACCATAGGGCGCGGATGGGGCCATTGCCAATAGTGGCAAGTTTGCTCATCCCAGGCGCTCTGTTTAAAAAACCGTTTTCTTTACCTTCAAGAGGTGTAGCTTCTGGAAACAAATTCATCATTACATCGTTCGCCGCATTGATGCTGCGGGCAACATAAGATTGCCCCAAAATATGCGATTTCATTAATAGTTACCGGCAAAGATGTTAAAGCGCTGACGCGTGCCAACAATGCTGTAAGGCAAGGACATAATATCGTCAGGGTTGTTAATGCGCTTCAGATTGCGTTTAGAAGTCATGGCAATTCTAGCCACGTTAGCAGGCGGTTCAACGCCAAATTCAGTAGCTATTTCACACGCCAAATTGTATTTAAAGCATCTTAAATAGCCTGGCGGGAAAGTCAAATTAGTGGCTAAAGTAGCGGGTTGTGTTAGTTCAGTAACCGAAACAAAGTGCCATTCCAATGCTTTTGTAGGCACTGGGTAAACATACATATCAATATTAGGGTAACTCATGTTAACCCACATCACTTGTGGATAAGTGGAAGTCACCGTTTTAACCGCAATACCATTGTATTGTTGTTGGTTAATGATCTTAATACCAAACGAAATGCCGTTAGTTGGGTCTTTAAAATAGGTTGAATCATCTATCAAAATAGGACGGTTGCCCACAAAGTTACCTGTAGGGCCTAATGTTCTAGAAATTTGATTAGGTGTCCAAGTAAATACTTGATCTTGAGTTGAAAAGACGGTCAAACGCTCAGTATTCCATGAATCAATCATTTGATCCAAAGCACTAAGCGCGTCATTAGAAGTATCGGCAGAAGGCGTTTCACCCTCGGCGAGCATACCGATTAAACGTAATGCTGCGTTAATTTGATCACCGGCGGTTGTCGCCATAGCCTACTCCTTACTGTGCGGTTTTACGACGTCTTTTTACTTCCAGCGTATTAACAGGAGCCGCAACTTCAGTAGCTTCTTCTACTGTTTCAACTTCTTCAGAAATTGATGGCGTATCGTGAGTATATCTTACCCAACCGTTTTGTTCATCAAATTCTGCTTCTAATTCCATTGTGGCCACTTTATTGCCGTGGTCAGGATGCTCTAGATAAATAAGTGGCATATTTTCTTTAGTTAGATAGGGGGCAAGCCCCCTATTTATTACGATGCGCCGTGAATAATAGAAAAGTTAATGATTACTGCTTCAGAATATGAAGTAGCAGCAGTTAAATTTCTCAAAGTAATCAAAGCAGAACCAGCAGCTAGATAAGAAACATAAGTAGTGTAAGCCCCAGCAGCGCTACCAGTAGTATTACTAGAAACGCACACAATGATTGTGTCATTGATGGAGATCGTGCTATTGGTCAAAATAAACGAAACGGCAGTAGCCCCAGCTAGTGCAGCAGCATCCATAGTAATACGGCCAGCAGACTTGTTTAAAGTCACGCCCGTCGATTTACTTGTCAACTGAGTTACAGCGCCTTGCCCTGCTGCGCTGTAACCAATTTCTTGGCTTGCGTAACAAGTAGTAAATTCAGGGTCGCTATACGCAACGCCCACTGCTTGAGTATTTGGCATGATTTTTCCTTAAAAAGAAACCCGCCCCGAAGGGCGGGATATTACATTAAGCAATGCGGTATAAAGTCCAAGTTGCGTCGCCTGTTTTACGGGCGCGGAACAGTTGGGCTGTACCAGCAGTAGCAACAACAGTCATCAGACCAACCAAAGTCCAACCAGTGTTTGTTGTCAAAGTAATAACGCCAGATGTATTACCATCCACGTTAATTACTGAGAAATCAAACGAGCTACTAGGTTTAGCGCTAGAAATATCTGCGTCTAAAGTAGCACAAGTAGGTAGTTGATAAGAAACTGCGCTTGCGCCTGGGCTACCAAGAATAATGCCGTTTTGCAACTGAGCAGTAGTCAAGGTTACACCAGTCGTTAAAGCGATAGGAGTAGGTTGAATAATTAAATCTACTTCGTTTAGATTGCCGTCACCAAGTTGATAACCGCCAGCGCCATTAGGTAGTGCCATGATATGTTTCCTTAAAAAATAAGTTTAAGAACTCCCGCTTGCGCGGGAGCAGTTAGATTAGCCAAAAATACGGCAAGCCATCTGTGGACGGATTGTGCTAAAGCCATATAGAACGTCAATACGGCAAGGTAAACGGTCATTATTGATATCGTACTGACGTACAACACGCATAGAGATACCGTTATGAACTTGGCGGGAAGCCATGTCAACAC